AAAAATAATTTGAAAAAATGCAAAAAAATAAAGCCTACCAATTAGGTAGGCTATTATTCATTATTTATATATGTTATATATTTTATTTTTAAAACTATCTGCGCACTTCTTTTGCAGTAATTAATCCATCAGGCTCAACCGTAAATTCAGGCTTTTCTGCCATCGTTCCATCTTCATTGAGATAGTACCATCCATCTTTGCCTTTAACAAAAGCATTTGATTCCATAAAGCCGTTGTTAGTGTTTAAATGGTACCATTTGTCTGCGTATTTAACCCATCCTGTTACCATCGCACCGTCTGCTCTGAAGAAATACCATTCGTTGTTAATCTTCTTCCATCCAGTAGCCATAGCACCGCTACTATCAAGCCAATACCACGCATCCGCACGTTTAACCCATTTGTTTAGGATGCAATAACCGCTAGCATCGAATAGATACCACACGCCGTTAATGTATTGCCATTTATCTTTAGGATAGCTACCGTCTTTGCTTTGATACCACCATCCAGTAGCATTCTTTTGCCATCCTTCTTTAACTTCACCTAAACCGTATTCAATATCATGTTTGAATTGTTCACGACTAATACCCCACTTAGCAAGATAAGGGTAAGGGTCAACGTGGTCACTGTAATTGTTTGGTTGATTATACGTGCAATAATAGTGTGTTTTAATACCTTCTAAATCGTCTGAATCAAGCGTTTTAGGAATACCTGCTTCATCGGCTAGGTTACGCAATAATTCTACATACAATCGATAGTCCGTCATAAACTCTTCCATTGTGGAATGACTTTCGATTAATTCTACCTGTCCATAACCTTCGGCGTTCCAACCGCCGCCAACATCGTAAGCGCCTTGATTGACGGGACCTACTTGCATTACGCGTCCATTCCCTACAACGTGTGAGAAAAATCCAGATTCTACAGGTCTGCGCATGTGATAGTCTGCTTCGTTTTGTGCTGTTGAATTTCTGTTTCCTGTTGAATGCGCGTGAACTTGACGATAAGGCGCATAACCGATTTGAGGTAATCCCTCTCTGTATCTACTTGTATCAATTTCCATTTATATTTCCTCCTTTTAATTAGCTGGCCAAGGGTCGTCTGTAATATAGCTTATATTAGAGACTCTGATGTCTCCGATATCTCTATCGG